GGTTATTTTTAATTTGTGAATTTCTCTGGCTTTCGCCATGTCAGTGCCAAATCCCATAATAATTAAGGTGTGTAAGTCCAAGCATCTCTGAAACTCCTATCAGTAGGAATTACAGACTTATCTACAATATAGGATGTTTTGCCAGTTGGTACATCTTTTCCTTGTATTTGTTCAACAGTCAAGCCACAATTATCTGCTGGGATAACAATTGCAACACCACCATCATCTGTGGTGTATATTATACGTTTATCAGAATTAGCCATAAGTTTTTTATTTTAGTATATCAAAAAATTATTAATCAGTAAAAACAGCAAAACCATTAATTTCTCGATCTATCAAATCACCTGATGCCGTACGAGAAAAGTATTTTATGTTTGTTGTTGTTACTTCAGATTGATCACCTACACCAGCAGTTACACTATTTGCTCTTGAAAACATTGGCGCACAATAATTATCATTTACCATAGCATTAGAAAAAGTAATTGTGTATGTACCAGTGGCTTCATCTGTAATTGAGCTTACATTAAAACTTCCAACTATAGAAGGAGTGCCAGTTCCATTAAAGTTTATCCATGCTTTTGCACGACCCTTTGCCACTTGTTCAGGTGTTGAATTATTACCACCGTTTATATCTTGTAAGTTGTTGACTTTAAGTGTGGACATAATTAGCTAGGTTTAGGATTGTTATTTTTTATTTTTGTAATAGCATCTTTCCAAGTAGTAGTACCATTTACACTATCCCAATACTGCATATCTAATTGTTCTGTTAAACTCGGATAATTTTTTACTCTATTTTTTATAACTTTATTTGTACTTTCAATTTTTGTTGCCGCAGTATCAAAAGAATTTAATTCATTAATAGTAGGTTTTGCTATACCAGTTACTGTCCACGTTTTAATTTCTACAATTTCGTCAATACTTTCTAATAATATTTTTTCAGAGTAAAACAAAGAATTTATTTCATCATTAGTTTTACCTTTACTAATTAAAAAAACTTTTATTTGATTAGATAAGTTAGCCATAATACTATATTCTAAATGCTCCAAACCATGTTCTATTAGGTTCTGTAGGTTCTGTAGAACCTTCATTATGTTTGCAAAACATTTCTACATAATCACCTACAGATAAATTTATCATGTAGCCAAATAATCCAGTTTGTATAATTAAATTTGGTGTTGAACCATTTTGAAATCGTTGTTCTTCTGTATGAAATAAAATTTGTGCATTTCCATTTACATAAAATTTTATTTGTACGTGATCTAATATTTGAACATCATCTATAGCTACACCACCGTACACAAAATAAACACCTTCTTGTCCTGTAGCAATAGTAAATCTATTATTAGCATAAGAAGTACCTATATTTTGTTCTATTAATTGTGTGTTTAAATTAGTTACTTTAGTAAAAGTATTGTTAGGTATATTATTACTAGCTGATTGCCTAGCCAAAAATCCTTTTCTAGTAACGTCTGTAATAATTGTTCCATCAGCATCACTAGGCAGGGTAAGTGTTCTATCAGAAACAGGATTTGTTGCTGGCCCTGTTATTGAAACTGAATTACCACCAGAGTGTTTTAATTTAATAGAACTCATAATTAATCTCCAAAAATTGCAACAGCAATAAAATTTATATCACTGAAACCGCCAACTGTAGGACTTGCATTATGTTGGTTTCCTGTTCCACAAACTACTTTACAAGTTGTAGTGGTCATATCACTTTTTATAATTCCTGTACGAACTGGATTACCAGATAAAACTTGTAAAATCTGTTGTGTTACAGGGGCATAATTAGTATTTGCCATAGTTATAAGAAAGTTTAAAGTATATCTGCCAGCCCCATTGTCAGTTATAGAAGAAACATTAAAACTATCATGTATCCCTACAGTACCAGAACCATTAAAACTAACCCATATTTTTACAAATTGGCCTAATTCCGTACCAGCACTATTTTTTACAAGAGGTAGTGTACTTGTTGATAAACTTTGTATATTAGCAACATTAAGAGTACTCATTTAAACGACACTCCAAGTTTTACCAGAACCAACTGTAACCACTACACCTGATGCTATCGTAATTGGGCCAAAACTTCCAGCATTTTTACCATTTGTTATTGCATAACTTGCAGTTATCGTTTGATCGTTTTCCCAAAAAACTTGATTATTTGCAGCCCCACTAGCACCGCCAGCTACACCCCAACTTAATGTACCTGCACCATCTGAAATTAAAGCATAACCACTAAAGGCAGCATCAGTATCAGGTAAAGTAAAAAGTAAATTAGATGCTATTGTTGCAGGTGCTTTGAAACCTATACTATGCGAATTGTCATCATCAAGTAATTTAAACTGACCATTAACGTCTAGGTTGCCAGTTACATCAACGTGACCATCACTATTTATTACTAACCTTTCAACATTGTTAGTTGTGTCTTTGATTAGAAATTGTCCAACATCTGCCCTAATACTAAAATCAGGATTATCATTCGAGTCATTAAATATTATTTGCGGTACAGTACTACCCGAAATTGTTAATTTTGTAGCAGTTGCGTCACCTGTGCTAAGAGTTCCAGTATTGATAATATTTTGTCCACTAAAATCAGGAGAAATCTTTGTACCAGATATCGCTGCACTAGCGTTTATATCAGCATTAACAATATTAAGACTTGCTAATTTTGTTTTTGCAATTGCAGCACTAGCGTTTATATCAGCATTAATAATATCGAGACTTGCTAGTTTTGTTTTTGCAATTGCAGCATCACTTTTTATATCATTGTTAACAATACTGCCATCTTTAAATGCACTAGCTTCTGTTAATCCCATTATTAATTACCAAGCAACACCAGTAGATTGTACTGGAGTGTTTATAAGATCAATAGCTGATTTTAAATCAGTTTCAATTTGTGTAACTCTATCTGTTCCAAGATAGTCTTTAACCCAAGTAATCATGGTTGCACTGTCAGGAGTTTTTTTGGATATGTCATAAGAAACAAATTCAGAGGGTAATGACTCAGGTTTAGTATATGTAACCTCTCCTGTATGTCTTGCTTTTTCTTCTGAGCCATCCATCCCTTTTACACGATAGACAACATTTGTGTAGTAACCATCAGCAACATCTCTTTTACAAGCAGTGCCGTTAATTTCCCAAGTGTAAGTGATAGCCATGATAACTTAAATCGTTAATGTTATTCTACAACTTCTGTTGTAGTTTGACTTACTCTACCTTCTTCTTTTACAAGTTCAGCTAATTCATCATATTTATATTTTGCAGCTTTAAACTGTTCTAATAATTCTGCATTTGCATTTTTCATTTTGTCTAACTCTTGAACACCTGCATTGTACTTTTCAGCAAGAGCCTCTGCTTCTGCCTTACGTTTTTCACATCTATCAGATAATTTTGACATAAAATTAATTTAATTATTTTAATAATACCTATCTGTCAAGCATTTGTCTTCTACAGATATAACTACTTTATTCAAAGTCTCCTGTAGGAGTATTGTTATTAGCTGCATAAAAAAAATAATTACTTAAATCGTCCGTCCTTGAACTTGATGGGCCTTGCCACTCCAATTTCATATTGTCACCTCCACCACCTTCTTCAAACACTATCCTTATTGCATAAAATACATTTGCTGCAAGATTTATTGTTCCAGAACGTGTTTGTGAACCATGACCAGTACCCATACCATTATTAACAACAGCATTACCTGTATTTCTTGTAGCACCTTCTAAAGCATTTACACCAATCCATACACCACTACCGTCATCAGATGTAGTATAAAACTGATGTGTTCCTGTTTCATTTGGTTTGAAATAGCCAATGGCAATAAAACCATATGAGTCAGCTATATTATTACCAAAATCTATTTCATTCCAGACATTAACACCTGCGTTATATCCTGACGGTATGCCATTTGAGCCAGATGGAAAATTAGTTGGTGAATTATCTTGTGTAGTTAAAGGTATAGTTCCAATAGTTCCAGAAGCGATAATACTTCTCCATGTTCCTGCAAAAAATTTACCAGCTAATCCACCTTCAAGAACATTTAGCACTCTAGGCCATGCTAATGCTTTTTGATATATTGCTTGTGCATGTAAATTATAAAAACCACCTTGATTTGCTGTTGTCTTAGTTGTAATAAAATTACCGTTCCAATATTTCATTGCTAACTTATTTCCTCATAAGAACAAACAGCTTCTAAATCACTAGCAACAGCAGCAAGAGCTTGAATTTTATCGTTTTCTTCTAAATAAATTTGTGTATCTTTAGAAATTACAACTAAGGTTGCATCTGCTGGTACAGTTACAGTTTTTACCAGATGAAAATCATTAGAACCTGCTTTTTGCAAAGTAACAGTTACGTCAGCATTATTTGTTCCATCAACATTAGATATTATTAATGAATTAATTTTAAAAACTTTATTACTAGATGCTGCATTTGCAACGACATCAGTAGCAGAAGTACCCACTGCAACACCTACACTTTTACCTGTTATTGTTGTTAGTGCTGCAATATTTGGTGCGGTCATAATTTCAACTAAAAACTAAAGAAAAGGCAGTTGCTTTACTTGTAATGTTAACACCATTTTCACTAATCTTCCCAGTAACATCCACGCCTGTTGAAGTTGTTTCCAGTTTTGAACTGCCACCATAAAAAAGTTTTACTTGTCCAGTAGATCCAATAATGTCTATTGCACCTGTAGTTGCAGCAGAATTAATTGTAAGATTTCCTGTCTTACTAATAATTTTTGAGTGACTGCCATTATGAAATAGCTCTAAATCTTGAGAAGCACCTAATTTTATTTTTCCTGTGTCATTAGGAATTTGTATGTCGCCAAATGTATTTGTACCGCTTGCAGTAGTTTGAAATACTAAGCCACTGTTATAAACTAAAATTCCATTTGAGGTTGTTTCAAGCTTTTTAACGTTGTCATAACATAATTCTACGGCTGCATTTGGAAGAAATTTTGCCATAGTTTCATTACCAGTGCGATTTTGCAAGGTAATTCCAGAAGTAGCATGACCTGTTTTTAGAAACAATGCACCTGTTATGTTGTCAAGTACACCATGTACTCCAGTATGATATATATCTAAATCTTGGTCAGCACCTAGTTGTAGCTTTGCGTTATCATTTATTATTCGTAAATGACCGTCAATCGTGCATTGAAATCTTTCAACAAAATTTGTAAAAAACGAAAGTGCTACCCCAGAACGACCAAGAAGTTCTAATTGATTGTTGTTATGTGAATATGCAACTTCTCCTTTTGAAGTTCCAGATTGTAGAAATCTAATCCTAGAAGCAGCAGTAGTAGCAGTTGTATTAATGTCAATCGCTTCATGAGCAGAAGAACCCCTTTCAATTTTTAAAATACCTGTAACAGACGCTCCAGTTGAAGTTGTTTCTAAACGCTTTACGTTGTCGTAAAATAATTCTACTTGTGCATCTTTTTTACCTTTTAAAATTGAATGTGATTGTGCATCTAAAAGATATACTTCATTATTAGGATTAGCATATAAATATCCTCTAATTGTCCCGCCATTTGTTGCTAGTCTTACTTGTGTATTACTTGAAGTACCTTCAACTTTTATGCCTTGGTTTGTTGTTTCAAAAGTTTTAACATTGTCGTAGTAGAGTTCTGCTGCCCCATTATCGTGAAAACTAGCCATGACTTCAGTATTGCCGCCATTAACTATATTTACTCTGTGTGATCCTATAGCTAATATTGAAGACCCAAGATTATCTAATATAGAACTATGGTTATCACTACGAAATATCTCTAATTCTTGATTAGCACCTATTTGTAGTCTTTTGTTATTTGCTGGTATTTGTAAGTTACCGTCAGAGGTAATTCGTAATCTTTCTGAACCACCACTTTCAAAAATAATATTTTTTCCTGTTTCTTGATTATTTAAAACTAAATCTTCAGAAGCACCTAAACCAATTATGCAGCCGTCACTAGCTGTTGTTCCTGTATCGGTATTCGTAAAGTGTGCAAAAATACTACTCGCATCACCAGAATGTAAAGATAAATCCCTTGCAGGACTTGTTGTACCTATTCCTAAATTACCAGTAACACTAGCTCCAGTAGAAGTTGTCTCGAAACGCTTTACGTTGTCGTAATACGCTTCTACTGAACCATCTGCAGTACCTCTTAAATACCATTCTTGACCGCCAACTTTTGATAAAGTAATTACATTTGATTGCAGCCATAGTTTATTAACAGCACTATTAGCTTCATCAACTCTAATAATTAATTGACCAACATTATTTTCTATAGTACCTGTTGAAGTTCCATCGTGAGATAGCTCTAAATCTTGAGAAGCACCTAGTTGTAGCTTTGTATTGTCTGGTAAATTTATATTACTTCCAGCATGAAAAACTTTATTACTTCTCCAAGTTAAAGCATCAACTCCATTACCAACAATTAACTCGTTTGTTTGATCATTACCTCCGTTTCTTATATAAACATTAGAGCCAGTTGAAGCTGAAATATACGTATGAGTATCTTTTGAGATAATCATATACTCAGAATTTAAAGTTTGATCTGTGTGTTTTAAACCAAAATAAGTGTTATATGCTAAACCTACTATTCCATCAACAGTACTACCTTGATCTATTCTTAAATAACCTCCTGTAACCGACACTCCAGTTGAAGTTGTTTCTAGTTTTTTACTGCTTGCTTGTCCAGTTACACCATAATAAAGTTCAACACCGCCACTATGTTTAAATATTGCATTGACATCAGTATTGTCATTTACCATGACTCTACCAATTCTTACATCATCAGCAGTTATTCTAATTTTGTTTAAATTACTATTACCACTATTAGCTTTAGTAGCTAGACGTATTTCTGAATTATTTTTATTAGCTAAGATTTCTACATAATCATCTGTTCCTGTTACTGTTCGTATATAAGCAAGTAATTCTGTAGCAGCAGTATTATAAAAATAAATATTACCAAGATTATCATTTACTTGAAAACCATCACTTGCAATTATTTGTCCTGTTGCATTAATATTTCCTGATGTAATTACATTTTGGCTGCCAAAGTTAGGATTTATTTTTGTACCTTCTATACTTGCATCACTAGCTACCTTTGCATTATCAATCGTTCCATCACTTACAACTCCTATATCTACTGATTTACCAATAGTGATAATAAAAAAATCTGATCCACTGGCAGGGGCAGCACTAAATATTACTGATGATCCACTTATTGCAAAACCTTCACTTGGTTGACTTGTACCGCTATTAGGTTTTTGTACAACACCATTAATACTTACAAGTAACTGTTCTGCTAATTCTGGTGGGTGATCAATATTAAATCTATAAGCACTACCATTAAAAGTTGCAGTATTACCACCAGTACCGTTATAGCTACTTAAGGTATTTGTATGAAAGTTACCAACAGAACTAGCTTCTTGATAAGCAGTTCCGTTATATACAAGTAATTTATTATCAGACTTTCTAAAAATTAAATCTCCTTCATCATTATCTGATGATGGTGTTGTTTCTACAACTCTATATCTATTTCTAAAACTATCAATATCATTACTAAGATTTATAAGATCAGATTCTTTTATTAACGATTTATGATAAGTGTAAGTATGTAAAGTTGTTGTTGTTTGTACTTGTAAACCAATACCACTACCTAAAGTTTTGCTATGTAAATCAGAAGGAAAACTATTTATAGTAACAGTATTACCTGTACCTGCACCATTAGTTATAGTTGCAACACCACTACTATTAACAACAACCCCACCTGCATCTGAGATAGAGACTACAGTACCAGCATCGCCACTAGGGTCAGGGTGTGTAGCAGGGAAAGATGTTTCATTTGCTATTGCTACAAAACCACCTAACGCATTAGTAACAGTAAGAATACGATCATTAACAGCTTTTGATGTTGGTATCTTTGCATCACTGTTAGCTGTTATAGAAATTTCTACTTCTTTATTTGTTAGTTGGTTAAGGTTTGCTGTAGAAGCTGTAATACCATCAAGTGTGTTTAATTCTGAAGCAGTAAGAGTACTATTAACACCATCTAATGTATTTAGTTCTGTGGTACTTACTGTTGCCCCATCAAGAATTGATACTTCATTATTAGTTAGATTAGCAATACTGGCAGCACTGCCTGTTTGACAACTAGATAAAGACTTTAAATCTGGTTCTCCAATTTTATCAGAATTTACAGCGTCATCCTGAATCATATTTCTAGACACTGTAGCTGTATCATTCGTAGTTAAAACAGGGCCAATTAAACTTACATCACCAGAACTGTCAAAAGAAATAGTTTTGTTTGCTCGTGTAGTAGGACTATCAGTTATTTCTAAACCTGTAACACTATCAGTCTGTTGAAACCTTATAGTTTTATCAATTACGTTTTGTTGTTGTTGATGTAAAATAACAGATTTATCTAATGCGTCATTAATAACTTCTGGAAAAAATCCACCTTGGTTTGTTAGTTCTGTTAATTGTTTTGCTTCTACTTTAGATGTAATAACAATGGTAAATCCAGTTAATGATCCACTGCCTAAGGTACCTGATGCTAAAGTAACAGAACCACCGGGATTATCATTTTGATCTCCATTTAATTGAACAGTATAATCAGAAGTTATATTTAATATTGTTTGTGCATTATTACTTGTTTGTATTTTTATAACTTTTACATCTGCTGTTGTAAATACTTTAAAAGCAAAAGCAAAATTGCTACCACTAGTGTACGCAGTAGTTTGGCGCGATGTAGAATTTATTGCCATGAAATAAAACTTTCTGCCTATTTATAAAGGTTACAACTGATTTTTTGTATTACGGTCACACCTTATTCCCTGCTTTTGCGACTAGCTTTACCTGTAATTAATGCTCTAATATGATCTGGTGTATTTTCTGGATCTATTACACCTCTATTAATATCGTATTGAACACCAACAGGACGGCCTAATAATGTGAAAGGTATTCCTGTAGCTAAAGTTAATCCTGATAATACATCTCTTATATTTTTACCTGTAACTTCTTTATTAGGATCAGCCAAATTAAGTAAAAATCTTACAGTACCAACACTTGCTGCTTCTAAAGTAGACATAGATGGACTAGTTGTTATGCGATCATCATATGGCAAATCGTTTAATGAATTAAATGGCACAATAGCTATATTTCCAAATGGTACTAAAGCAAAACCTGCTCTAAATTGTGAACCAAAAAACCAACCTGCAATATCATCTAAATAACCATCTTCGTCTTCATCGTCTAAATCACCACCTGTCGCTCTTACTATTAAATCTGCAACAAAAGCTGGCATAGCAAAACCTAATAAATATGTCATAAATAATTGACCAGTACCTTTGCCCCCAACTTTAAATCCTAAATCGTTAAATAATTTTTTATATTGTGTTGCATTTAAGTTTGCAATCATATTGAAATAACCACCAAATTGCACCATAGTTTTATAAAAAGGTGAACCAATTTGAAATGCTGCTAAATCTTCTGCCTGTAAACTATCCTGTGTTAAACGTACATTGGCATCTGCTTGTTGTATGGCTTCCTTTTGTACTTCTATTTCTGACATAGTTTTAGGACTTTCAGTTAAAACTTTGTTATAACTAGCAGACCAAACTACAGTATCTACTTGGTTTTGAAATGCTTGCTGCATAAAATATCCATGTCTTTCTGCCCACTTTTGTACTTTTTGGTATGCATTTGGATTTATTAACAATTGGTTTAATGTATCTTGCACATCAAATATTTGGTTAAATTGACGTTCTTTCATAAAAGGTGATAGTTCTGCTATTTCTTCTTGAAATTGCATTGGATTGCGTACATATTGTGCTAATGAACTTTTTAAATAACTTGGCCCTACCTTAATCATTGCAGGGAAATATCCTGTAAATTGCTGCAAACCATTTCTTATATTTGCAAACATTATGCCAACACCAGTACTTCTTCTAACTTGTGTCCAAAATTTATCAAAACCTTTAAACCTACCTGCTGTCATTGTTGTTTGACGAGCAGAACGATCAAGCCACGGCATTAATGCCGTGTCCATTATAGTCGGATCTAGTTGTGATAATCTATTTGCAAAAGTTTTATTTTTTAAAATTTTAAATACATCTTCTATTGCAGGTTGTACAAACGCAAAACGTAATGCATCATCTATATGTTTAGTCATTATGCGTAGATCTAAAGATAATGCCTTGTTATATTCCACACGTTCTTTTGTGAAACCATTTCCAGTAGAAGGTAATGACTGTCTAAATTCACTTCTTAAGTCTTCTAGTTTTGCTTTTATTTCTGTTTCGCTAACTAAAAAAGGATCTGTTTTTGCTGGTACATAACCACCTCTAAATGATCCATACCTGTTGACTATAGGTGTCGCTTCTACTTCTTTAAAATAATATCCATAGACATCGTTATGTGCTTTTTGTATGAGAGGTTTCATTTGCTCATTTAAATCCCATACTTCTTGTAAAAACGTGAAATCTTTTGCAGTAAGAACACCCTCACTTTCCATGCGTGATACAAAAGTTTTCCATTTATCTGTATTAAGTGATCCGTCTTCGTTTATACTGCCCCAACCTCTACCTAATAAAAGTTTACGCAAGTTACTTGTATTGCCAGTATGCAACATAGCACCAAGTAATTCAGATTTACCAAAATCACCGTTAGCGTTACCAAATGTGTAACCAAATTCTCCAGATACAATTTTACCTTTAGGCATATCTAACTTGGCAAGCATTTGTGAATATTTTTTTGTGTAATTAGTTCTTTCTATTCTGTACTGATTTAATGCATCTTTTACTGGTCTCCAAATGTATCTTGTAAATGCACCTGCTCGCATCTCGTCACGTTCTAACACTACGCTACCAATTAAACCTTTACCAGTTTTAGTCGCACCGTCCATACCATCTGCCCAATGTTCAATACGTCTTAGCATTGCTTTACCTTGTTGCATTGCTCTCATAAAACGTATTCTAGTTTTTGGTGCTTCTGTAACACCTACTGGTTCTGGTGTTCTCATTCTTGACATAACACCGACTAATTCATCTACTACTGTTTCTAGCTCTACACGTTTACCTTCTATAACAATTTGTTTATCTCTTCTTGATTGGTACCACAATGTTTGAATCATTTCGTAAACAGTATCAAATTTTTCACCTGTCAAATCTTTTATATCTTGTTGTCCTTCAAATGTAAGATCTTCTATTAATGGTTTTAATTGTTCAAACATATCAGGATTATATGCTTGTAATTTATCTGTATATGCAGCAGGTTTATCTACGGCTGGGCCTAATCCATAAGCAGCAAGTATTGCTCTAGCAGCACTAATCAAATCCATATTTCTTTTCGTTGCTATTTTTTTATCAGAACCAAATACTTGTTTAAATAATTTTTGTGCCTTGTCAAATGTTTGATGTATTTCTAATGCTTCTTTAGCTAATTGATTATTTAATAATTGTGATTTTTTTGCTTTTATTGCAGCAAGAGTATCACCTTTTTTCATTGCAGCTTCAGCAGTTTTTGCAGCTTTTATTTCATTACGGCTAAATTGTGATGGTCTTATATCTCTTAATCTTTTTTTAGCTAATAATTCTCTTGCAACTTGTTTAGCAGCAGCAACCTGATATCGTACTGGCTGCATAGATTTAGATAAAAAACGTAATTCAACAGATATAAATCTAGCTCTAGCTTCATTATGTATCGCTTCTTGTACTTGTAACTCTTGTCTTCTTGGATCAGTAAGATTACTAAATTCATTAAGCATACGTTGATCTGTACGTTCCATAACAACTTCCTTTATTGGTCGCATATCTACTAATGCATTTATCATTTCTATTGGATCTTTAAAACCAAACATCTCAGCAACAACAGATACTGGCATACCTTCTTTTGCTACCATGCCGTATTTACCAGTACGCAATTTTTTAATTTCTGATGCCATATCATAAAATGGCACTAAATTTTTTAATGAAGCTATTTCTATTTTGTAACCTTCACCTGCCACAACTCTTTCTCCTTGGTCGTTAACAAATTCGCCACGTTTTAAAAATGCTTGTACTTGATATAATTTTTCTTTTTCGATTTTGTTTGTTTCTTCTTGTACTACCTTTTTTCTAGTTTTTTCTACGTCTTTTTGTATATCTTTTAATACTTTACTTTTAGCATTAGACAACCATTTTACTTGTCGCATACTAGCTTTTGTTAACTCTTCCATAGATTTATCTTCTGCTTTTTTCATGGCCTGTGTATATTCATTCCATGTAGCGTCATCCATATTACTTTGTTCTTGTGTTTGGAACATGGCTTTCATTCCATAAATCTCTTCAGCTTGTGTTATCTGTTCTTGACTAGCCAACATACGATCCATAACACTTCTAATTTCATCAGTTAAAATTGGTAAATCTTGGCCGTTTTCTTTTCTATATATTACGTTTAATTCATCTCTAATTGATTTGTATATTCTGCGTAAAAATTTACTAAATCTATTAAATATTTCTTGTAATTTTGTATTTGGAGCTTTTCCTTCAAATAAATAAATTTCATAATTGTAAGCAAATGATTCGTGAAATTTTCTTTTTTCTTGTATAGATAATTGATTCCAAGATTGAACATCCTTAACATTAAAAAATTTTAAAAGAGTTTGGAAATCATCTGTCTGTTGTTGTGATGCTTGGTCAGACATGGCAATGTCTTCCATAACAGTTAACATATAATGTGCTGTTTCATGTAAAAACGTAGAAAGATCAGATTCTTGCGTTAAAACTGTAGTTAAAGTTTTTGGATCAAAACCACCTCTTATACCGTCAGGATTTGCTTGCTGTAAAAATTCTCCTACTTTTACTTGAATAGACCCTCTAGGCTTTCCAACTGAGAGTCTGAAATCTCTTCGTCCGTTTGGGAATTCATCATCGAGACTAAGTCGAGAAGGTTCGACTCTGATTCCAACTGCGGTATCACCGTAGCCAGTATCTGTGATAGCTCTGGTGGTAACGTAGACATCAGGTTCGCCAGCACTTCTAAGTTGACCTGTGGCTCTAATTTGTTCTGCTGCTCTTCTGTTGGTGTGGTGGTAGATGGTAACTGTTCCGTCTGCATTAAGGGGGAGTCCTGTGGTTTCGTCAATTCTTCCTTGTTGTTGGAAAGTTCTTCCAACATCTGTGTTATCTGCTCGTCCTGTACCATCTCGTTGTGTTCTTGCTGCAAGCTCATCGGATTGTAACTGTAACTCATTATCAACCTCCTGTAATTTAGTTTGTATAAGGTCATTTGCTATACCTAGTTTAGCAGCAAACCCAACCGCAGCATTAGCATAATCTGGTGCTTCATTATCGGCATAACCTGTTTCTACTGCTGTCTCTTTTAATTTTGCTGAGTCATATAATCTTTTTTCTGGATACCATACAAGTGCTTGCAAATCTGCCATTGTTAATTCTGGCTCTGTTTGTTGCATTGTTTCCAATACTTGTGTAAATACTTTTACAATATTTCTTCTTTCTGGAGCACCGCTTGGTGCTTCTTTTTGTCCATCATTATCTTTAGCTAATAAATTACCTCTTTTACGCAATAAATCACCAAGACTTAATGTCTTATCACCTTTTCTAGGTTGACCCATTATGTCTAAAAATATTTGCTCATGCTTAGAATCCTCTGCAAATGTTGCAATTTTTGCCATAGCAACACGATTAGCAGGTGCAGTAGATGCGTTCTTGATTGCTAAAGCTACGTTATTAATATCACCTAATGAAAGTTTTCTTTTTATTATTGCTTCAAATGCTTTCTTTTGTTCTTTAGTTAATGACCTAATAATTTGTTGTATATGATTTCGTTTTATTCTTGCTTGTTTTGTTTTGTCCGTAACTAAAGTAGCTGTTACACGACCCCATGTACGCATTAACCATCTATCCATAGTTAACTGCTCATAATTACCATATAAATTTGCAAAAAACCCATTACCAATTTTTGGCCCTGCTATTGCAGCACCATAAACTTGTTCATCTAATCCATAACCACCACCTACTTTTATTTGTTTTCCATTTTTATTTTTTCCAACATATTGTTGTACTTCTCTTACCGTATGCATTGTTCTCATGAATTCTTCTAATTCTGCAAAAGGTTTTTCATTTAATAATTTATTCATGTTTTTAAAAGCTATTTCCATAGCTTCTCTAGCTTCACCGCCTTGTTCAAACACTTCTGGTAATGCATTGTTTTCTTTATAAAAAGCATATACTTGTTCTGCTAGTTCAAAATTTTTATCAACTTTTATACCGTTAGATGTAACTGCTAATGCCCATTTAAAAATAAAATTAGATTTAACATCAGTCGCAATCTCAGGGTGAATTATTGATAACACACCTAATGCTTTATTTACTTTTTCGTTATACCAACCAACAGCATTTGCATTTTCTTGCAAAGCAAAACGTGCATCTTCAATTAATGTGTCTACAAGATATTTTTCTGTTTCAACAGTAAATTGAGAAACATCTACTTTAGCTTTTTTAGCTTCTGCCTTTATACGGTTTTGTATCTCTAATTTAAAATCTCGGTTAGTTGCAAATGGTTTACTAGCTGCAAAGTCAAAATTTTCTACAATTCGTGCTATTTGAAATACGGCCTGTGGTACTGGTTTACCTTTTTTTTGTTTACCTCTTTGTGCCAATATTTCTTGTACTTGTTGTTTATATATGTTTGCTATTTCTGTATTCCATGTACCGCTATTCATTGTTGATTTTACTGCTTTATTATCAAATACGACTATTTCATTACCATCAAGTACAGGCATAATTGCACCGTCATATCCTTCTGCTATAAGTCTGTCTTTAAATGCGTCTGCTGATACTTGACCTGATTTAACTAATTCTTTGTCATCTAGTGTTGCTTTGTATGGATTTTCTAGACGTACATACAAAGGCATAACAGTTGGCTCTATAGAACCGTCAGATGGTATGCGACCCTGTATTTGTCTGCTTTTTTTTAAATTTGCATAGTATTTAGCTAAATTTTCGTTGTCAGTTACATATACTCCAGTACCTAACCATCCAGTATCTAATCTTTTTGGATGATTTAAATCAAAACTATCTACGTTATCTGTAGTGCCGTGGTAAACAACTTGTGGAGTGCCATCAGAATTTTTTAATACAGATTTACCAAAAAACTTTTTAAATGCAGGTGTGTCTAATTTAACTGAACCATCTTGATTAAATAGTTGTTGTTCTGGTGATATGTTAAATTTATCGTCAGTAGTTATGTTGTAAAAATATTTACTAAAAAACTCACTTGGTTTTATTCCTAATTGGTTTGCTTGCGTAACTACAAAATCTCTTACAAAATAAGATAAAAATTTTGTTTGATTAGGTGTGTATACACCAGTAGTTTTTAACTGCTCACTAATATTTGTTTGTATAGTGTTAGCGTCTTTTCTTAATTCATCTGCTAATTCTTTTTGCTCGTTTAATATTTGTTCTGCTTCTTGTTTTAATGTTTCTCTTTGTTCTGCAAATTGACCAGCTTCTATTGCACTCATACTGTCTTGAGTTACACGCATATGTGGTTGCAATGCAAGACCTAATTGTGTGCCAGCAATTTTTGCAGCGTATGTTCCTGTCGGTACTGCAATATCTCCTTGTCCACCTGTAGCATTTATTTCTTTTAAATCATTTGCTATTTGTGGAGAAAACAATTCTAGTTGCTCCATAGTTATACCATTGCTTCTTAACTGTTGATTTAATATTTCTGCGTCTACAAAAATGTTTGGTACGTCTTTGTCACTAGCTACATTTTGTATATAAGATTCAAATGCATTTGGATTTCTAGTTCTTGTTTTGTCTGTTGTAGATAAAGTAGTTAATGAATCAATAAATGCAGCGTCTTTT